CTTGCCCCATATAGGGGAGCGAACGTATGTGCCTTGGCATCTTGCCGTGATATCTTCTGACCTGCCTTGGTAATAACATCAGCCGTATAACTGTGTACATCAAAGCCTGTGTTCACTTCCTCAATAGCAGTAGTGTCCTGCCCAAGGTAGGCAGCCACACGAAACTCTAACTGTGCAAAGTCAGCTTCAAGTATCTGACCACCTTCCCAACGTGATACGAATACCTTCTTCACAGGAAACGTACCACCTCTAGGCATGTTCTGCATGTTAGGATCTGCACCACTGAACCTACCTGTAGCAGTACGATGTTGCAGTAAGCGTACGTGTAGCTTGCCATCCTGCTTGGTATGAGTTTGGATGCCATCAATGAAGCTACTCAAATAGGTATCAAGGGCAGACAATCTACGTACACGTTGCAGGAATAGCTCGGCATCCCTCATGCCACGTGATCGTGCTACCTTCTCAAGCACTTCAAGGCTTGTTTTATTTGTCGTGAAACCATTAGCACTCGCCCACTTAGGATTAGGTGGAGAGAACTTTAGTCCTGCAACAACAGGTGGAGTAGTATCAGTGAAGATATAACCAACAGCATCACATGCAACACATCTGTTTCGGTTAGCAAATGGAGTTCCATCTTTCTTTTTCTTTCTTATGTAGCCTGACCCATAACAAGACGAACACTTGATGGCACGTTTCTTTAACATGACGCTAGAGTTCTGCTTGATTGTTTGCCTGAAGTCATTGTCAGACATATATGGTTCAAACGCATTACCCCACATGGCTTTGTCGTGAGGCTTTCGACTGTATATAATCCAAGACAATTGCTCTGGACTATTGAGATTGATAGGCATATCACCCATCAGTTCTCTAGTCTGTGCATTAAGACTCTTTTCAATCTGGTTCTTCTCTGTCTCAAACTCCTCACGTACACTGTTAAGTACGTCAAGGTTAACTTTGAAACCACGCTGATAGATACGTGCAAGACACACAGCCACTTGATCAGTCAACTCTGCAGTATCTCTTAGTCCTGCGTTGTCTGCTTCGTTGTACCTACGCATTAGGTTATGGTACACATCCCTAGTAGCCAGTAGATCGGCACGTAAATACTCGCATAGTTCTGCATGAGGTATGTCACGTGTGCTATACCCTTTAGCAAAGTACTCTTTGAGTGTGTCCTGCTTTGGTGTCGCACCGTACCTCTCGGCACATGCCTGTAAGGATAGAGGTTCTTTTACTCCACGTTGTAGGATGTACTCATTGAGCATGGTATCATACACATCACCCTCGTAGGTAAAACCTGATTCCCAAAGCCACAGTAAATCATATGCAATATTGTGACCAATCAGAAGAGTAGTGTTATCTAAAGTTAATTGTAACTCCTCTTTGCCATTGAAGGTAGGTTCAATATCGGCATGGTCAAACGTATAGATGAGTGTCCTAACGTCATCTTTAATATCTGCAGGTAAGACACCCACCATAACCAAGCTATTGTCAGGCTCAAATGGATCAAGGTGCATCTTACCATCACGTTTGGTGACTGTGTTCTCTACATCAAGTATTAGTTTCATCTACGATCTCCCCTATAATAACCATTGCCTCATACTTATTGGCACGAAACCATTCCCCTCTTGTTTCTTCTGCTATTTTACCTATGTTATGATGGGCTATTTTCTCTGTGCTATTTCTGTTGTTAAAGAATTTAGAATACTCTAGGATGTAATTCCTAAAGGGGCTAGAAGTTTGATAGCTCTTGAGTCTATCTCTAGCATCTATTGCTTTGCCAACCTTTATCCATCCCTCATATGCAGGATTGCTTACAATGTACACGTATCCCTCTGTAGTTGTGTTGTACTTTTCAAAGCTAGAGAATGCCGCATCATTAAAAGAATTATAATTTCCCGGTTTATACAGTGGGTGTGTCTTAGATACATACTTACCATTGACGTACATCCTTGATGGGTTAATGTGCGGATTGTACTCTGCACTTCTTTTATCCCGACAAGAATTACACTGCCTGTAGTTAAGTGCAATCCAACTTTTCTGCCAGTTGTTTTCGGTTAGCTCTGTGTTACATTTCTTACATGTATTTATCATGCTGTATACCTCGCTGTTTTGTAGTCAAGTTCACAGTGGATAACACCATGCCATCCTGTGAGTTTGTTCTTGACAATGTTTAAATGTCGTTGTGTATCCTCTTCATCCTGACCCTCGACTACTGGATTCTTAGCAATCAAAAGCATCAGGTCTGCTTCGGCCGCCTTACCTGTACGTGACCCTTCCATCATGCTCTGATTCAGTAGCACCTTACCCTCTGCTTCAGCAGATAACTGTGACATGTAGAAGATACCACACCCATACACCTTGGCTATACTACGTGCATGTATGGCGTTGGCCTTGAGTGCCTCATCCTGCCTCGCAAAGCCACTAGTTACGGCAAACTTATCACCCATGTCAAGCACCACAATGTCAGGCTTGTACGCCTTGCATACACTCTCTACCCATGACATGTCTCTACCTGTAGCGTCACGCAATCGGATGTTCTTACGAACAGGATCGTACTTATCTCTAGCTAGTTGAGGATTCTCTTTAATGTCCTGCATCGTCATGCCTGTGGCAGCCGTGAGGTATCTAGCACCGACACGATGTGTACCTTCCTCATTACATAAGACAATACACTTAGCACCTTGTCGTGCAAATCCTTCAGGTCCTGCAATCAAACTAGCATGGAAGGAAGTCTTACCTGTGTTAGGTCTAGCACCTACCTCAATCAAGTGACCATCGTTCACTCCCTCTAGCTTACGCACAAGGGAAGGGATGTTGAATGTCCACCTAGCTTCAAGATCATTCTTAGCTAGTAGTGTTTCAATATCTATATCATCCCAAGTGATATTAAGATTAGGTGTAAAGTCATCACCATACTGTTCAAGAAGATTGCGTACGTCTTCAAGACTAGTCTTAGTACCATTGACATAATCAAATCCTAAGTTGGCTATGTCCTCTCCCACTACCTGTTGGAATAACTTAGACAGTACCTCTTGTGCAATGTCTGATCCCATAGGTTGTTCACGTTTGATCTTGTCAAACAGGTGGGAGTAAGAAGTTTTCTGTGCTGTTGTCATAGATGGATTGGTTGATATGAACAACGCTTCTACCTCATCGGGTGTCACAGTACGTTCATACCTCGTCATGCAAGAGTCAATGATAGCCTTGATCTTCTGTGCATCTTTGGTGAATAGTCTGTTAGGACACTTCGCTCCTCTATGGTCATCATAGAATGGCTTGTCCATCAGGCTTCTTAGTAGTGATAATTCCATTTCATACTCCTATGTTGGTTAGATTTTCTAAGTCGGTTTCGTTTCTATACTTCAAGTCATCGGTTAGTTTCAGTACACCTACCTTGTCTACGTGTTGGCGTAGTTCTTTGGCGAACTGCATTGTCTTAGGTAACGCATCGGGATCTAACGCTACGATTGCTGTTGAGAATTGCGACAAGTACTTCTTGTGTGCATCTGAGAGTGACGTACCCAACACAGCCACCCCGACATATACATCAATCTCGCCTACAACTACAGCACTGATGCAATCCTCAACAACTACAGCAACACTACCACACCCATATGTAAAAGGCAAGTCGCTATTGCCATACCTTTTCCACTTAGGTAGTCGTTGGTCTGTTGCCCTACCGATTGCGTCTACACATTTCCACGATTTCCATATGGTAAACACAACACGATCCTCTTTAACATCATACATCAACTCCAGATCTTTTGGTAGTTGGTACTGATCTACAAACTTTTGTGTACGTGGTGGGTGATAGACTAGTTGTTTAGGTAACTCCCAATCTATCTCTTTACTGATATCTTCTGGTGGTGCAAAAGATTTCTTAATGTCCTCTGCACTTAGACGCACACGCTTCCCCCCACTCACATCACAACTAGCCTTGTAACAATTCCACATCACGCTACCCATGTTGTTAGTGATGGTAAATGTTTTCTTACCCTTACATACAGGACAATCAATACGCTTAGTCTCACCATTCTTAACATCATAATCCCACACACTTCTCATACTATACACCTTCCTGTTGCTTCATCGCAGATGATACCCATGTTTTTCTAGTTGTCAAGGCATTAGTTGCAGATGCCAAAGTATTTTTCATGTATGGGGTAACTGACGCAGGGTTAGCATGCCCACTAACAGACATGATCTGTGGTAGTGGCACACCACCATCAACCATCTCCATTATACCAGACCTTCGTAAGTCTAGTAGACGTAGATCATCAGACAACTTAGCCCGGCGTATGACACGCCTACCTAATTGGGATAGGTTCATCTTACCATAAGGATGATACGCCCCATCAATGGGCTTTACATTAGGTGCTACGTACCTTTGAAAGCCAAAGTCTTTTCTCTGATCAAGCAAAGTCTGTCGTAGTATATCATTCACAGGTAACTCCACCTCTGACCTACGTTTAGACTGTTGTAAGTATAACACTGTCATATCCTTATTGAATCTATCCCACTCTAATACACGCATGTCACCAACACGTTGACAAAACTCATAAGCCATCTGTACTATTAACGCAATGCTACGTGTAGAGAAGTCAGCGTATGCTACATCAAGAAACTTTTTAACCTCATCCCTTTTCCAAATGGCAGTTCTTTTTTGGGCAGCCACACGTTTAATGTTAGCAAAAGGATTCTTATAGGCTTGCTCTTGTTCAATAGCATGATTGTATACACGTGATACGCAGGTACATACATGATTAGCAAAGCTAACACCACGTTCAAGCCACAGTTGATAGTGTTTCTTGGCTACCTTAGAACTAATATCCATAAATCTCCTCTGTCCTAGTGACTTATTTGCAACAGATAAAAAGTATTTGTAATCCTTCTGTGAAAAATCTCTTAACTTTTGAAAGTCATATGATTCCAAGTAGCTGTTGATCAGACATGTCAAGGTACTATTTGATTTTAAGTTTGCACCTGTTGCATTTTGGTCATACCATTCATCTATCTTCTGGTTGAAATGACGTACCAGTTTACGTACCTGCTTGAGATCAGACCCGAACTGTCTGCGTGTGACAACACCTGCATCGACTAGCTTCTGTGGTGGGTTGAATCTGTACTCAACCACACCGCATGCCGTAGTCCTAGCTTGTGTATATCTAGGAAGTTTCATTAAGCTACCACCTTTTCTCTGGTCGTTAGGTCTTTCCATATAGACGAGGAGATCCACTTGGCTACCTCTTGCTCACGTTTCCACATGGTCACTGCCCTTGTGTCGTTACCTGTGTTACGTACTGTGAATCCATTACGTTCATCACCATACGTAGCGTAGTTAGTGAACGCACTGTATAGGGCAAAGAGATTCTCACCACGCTTACGTGTCTCTTCTCTGTACAAGGCAAGCATCTTGTCTGCCTTTCTGTCGTTGCCCATCAGGTGATCAAGCACAGACTTAACACACAGGGTACGTGTGCTAACCTTACACCAATCACTTAGCTTCTCTGCTTCATCTTCAAAGTTTACAACTGAATCAGCTAACTCACCTTGAAAGATATCTATGTTAAATAACGCAGAGTTCTTTTTCTTGATGTAGTTGTGATCACCTGTCACCATACCATTCAGACAGAACCCATCAATCAAACCATAGAATACTTGGTTGGAACACTTGCCATCCACACCATGTAGGGCAACCATTCGTTTGAATACTTCTGTTTCATGTAGTTCACTAGCGATAGTGATGCCTTGATCCTTGAAGATCGCATCCATCATAACGAACGCACCGTTACGTGCTGATCGCCACTTAACTTCAGCTAATAGACAAGACTCTACACCTAGTGTCTCCTCTACTGTAGCCCACACTTTATTGTAGTATTCACCATGACTAGTGAGTGCGTAGCTATCACCTACTATACCTAGATAATCTCCTGAGTAGTCATTCACTACATAAGAATCTCCTTTAAATAGAGTAGGTTCTTTGCGTACCTTAAAGTCTAACTCGTAAGGTAGTTGGTGGTTTGTTACAAAATCTAAAGCCATTTGTTTCTCCTTTGCTTTATTGTTTCAACTGATAACTAGTTATATCACATAACTTAAATAAGTCAAGCGAGTATTAATCTATTCTTGTCACTCATGTAGCGTACCTTACCACCCTTGATGGTAGCACACCTCACTCCTAACTTAACCTGACACTTGTTAGGTGTCAGTACTTCCTTGGAACTGCCTGTCTTTAAATCTAAATACAGATAGTCATTCTTCTTAGGTCGGTATACGATCATGTCTATCTTACCTATGCAAGATGCATTTCTAAATACCTCATACCCTTTGTCAAGCAACAAAGTTGTTGCCATGATTTCTGTTATGTCACCCTGTCTATTGGGTGCATGCCTTATTCTCTTCACGTTATTCTCCTTACTGATAAAATATGTGATCACCTACCTGCTTAACAACTCGCAAGCTGTCTGCCCAATAGGGGTTAACTTCTTTGGTGTGATAGTGTGTCGCACCATTCACTACATCTATAGTGTTATCTTCATCAAGCATCATACCTGCCAACATCATAGACTTCTGCCATGCCTTGTCTTCATGTGGTGTGTCACTTGCACCATCACATGTCCAAGAGAAAGCACAGATGCTCTTACCTTTTTGATACACTACATCACATACTGTATCGGGATAGTGTTTACTATCCACTCTGTTGACAGTTACCTGTGCTACTGCCAACTGACCTGCCGTACTCTGATCACGTGCTTCGTGATAGATGTTTAGTGCAAGGCAGACCAATGCACTTTTGAGTAATACCATTGACTTGTAAACCTTTCTTCAATTAAAACTTCCCACGCATATGCAACACATATGATCAGGAAAAAGATTGCGTTTCTCATTGTGTGCTTAACTCCTTTCGGATTAATTGTTTCATCTTGTCGCTATGAAACCTATGGTTTTTATACATATATTTTGCTTCATCTCGTAAATCAGATACCGATATTTTATTATTCAATAATCTATACATGCAATCATTGATCCAATCTTGAGGGTCATGCCCTATAAAATGATCTACTTCTTTTCTAGAAATTTTCATTTTGTTTCCTCAATAAATAAAAACCCACCACCATTACCTTCAGGATCTTGAGAAATTACAAGATCAAGTTTCTCATCTCCCCTTTGTACCTTAAAGATCGGATAGTTGTCTTCAGTTCTATAGCCTACGATTCTAAAACCTATTAATGGTTTATATATTTCTTCATAATAACTCATTAAAAATCTCCTCTAACTTTTTGTATTAATGTGATTGCTTTAGTTAGTTCATCCTCTAGCTTAGTGATCTTATCTCTGTTAGCTTGCCATAGAATACCTAACCCACCTGCCTCTGTCCATCTCTTGACATTAGTGTGCTTGTCATCGACAAGGATGTTAGGTGTACCATCTACCGTATGGGTAGCATAGGTTTCTTTCTTGTGAGTGAAGATCATATTGTGTATGCTAGGCATAAGATTATGGTTTGCCAACCATCTACGTTTCCAATAGGCAGAGTTATCTCTATCATTACGTAGAGGTGTAGAACATATCCCCCAATCTACATGAGGATACTTGTATGTCAATTCTTTGACATGCCCAACAAGAGGATAGGTAGTATCAAAGAAATCAAGATTAAAAAAGAAGTCTGTATCTTTTAACTGAGCAAGAGCATCGTTGATATCTTCGATATCTTTCCAATGCATTACGTTAAACTTTTGCTCAAGTCCACCAAAGAAATCAGCTAACACACCATCCATGTCTAAATATATAATCATCT